ATTATGGGTATGATGCGCTTGCAGAACAAGACTTCATACAATGGCTTTGACTTGTCCACTAAACGTAATTTTACCCAGAAAATGGGTCAGTTATATCCTTTATGGTGGCAATATTGTATTCCAGGTGATAAAGTTAAGATTGACTTATCTTCATTTACCCGTACCGTTCCTATTAATACTGCTGCATTTGCGCGTATTCGTCAATACTTTGATTTTTATTTCGTTCCCCTTGAGTTTTTGTGGAATAAGACTGATTCTGTTATTACACAGATGAATGCGAACCAACAGCATGCTACGGCTTTAGTTAATCCATTTAAGACTACTGATGGTTTTTTCCCTCATACTGACTTGCTTACTATTGCTAAATATGTCGGGCGTGCTTCTGTAGCGACTGCTACTGGTGGTAATGGTGCTCCAAATAAGGATTTCTTCGGGTTCAATCGTGGTTATAATTCTGCTCGTATTCTTGAAGCTCTTGGCTATGGTGATTTTTATCGTTTTGCTGGTTCTTCTCCTGAGGTTCCTACCCCTGATGCAAAAGATTTCCTTGACAACGCTAAAGTTTGTTTATTTCCATTAGCTGCTTATCAAAAAATCTATTCTGACAGATATCGTTATACTCAGTGGGAACGCTCTAACTCCAGTACCTATAACTTTGATTACCTTACAGGTGTTGGTGATACTGATTTGTCTGACTCTATTGACTCTCTTCTTACCTCTTCGTCAGGTGGCCAGATTCAGCATGCTTCATTCAATCTCTTTGACTTGCGTTATTGTAACATGCAAAAGGATTTGTTTCATGGCATTCTTCCAAGTGCTCAGTATGGCTCTACCTCTGCTGTTCCATTGAATTTCGATGTTAATTTTCCTGCTCAGAGTATTACTTCTGTATTTAAAAATGGTTCAGGTAATTTACCTGCTACTAATGTGCCAGTTCAGAATCTAGATACTAGTGGCCGCCTGTCTGCGTCTGGTGGTCCTTATTCTGCTGTTGGTTCTCTTACTTCTCAGCAGATCCAGTCTTCTGCTTCTCTTAGTATCCTGATGTTACGCCAGTATGAAGCTTTACAGCGTTGGAAAGAGGTTGCTCAAGCAGCAGATGAGGATTATAAGTCTCAGATTGAAGCACATTGGGGTATTCCTGTGTCTGATTATCTGTCTCATATGGTAACTTATCTTGGCGGTACTTCCGTATCTCTTGATATTAACGAGGTTACTAATACCAATCTTGCTGCTGGCATTGAGGATAATGGTGCTTTTATTCGTGGTAAAGGTGTTGGTTCAGGTAGTGGTTCTATTGAGTTTGAAGCTAAAGATAGATATGGTATTATTATGTGTGTTGCTCATATCTTGCCGCTTGTCGATTATATTACTTCAGGTGTTCGTGGTCAGAATCTTATCATCGATGCTACTTCGTTCCCGATTCCTGAAATGGACAATGTAGGAATGGAATTACTCTCCCGTGTTCAACTTGTGAATAATCCTCTTAAATCAGGAACATTACCCTCTCAACTTGGTTATGTTCCTCGCTATATTAATTGGAAAACTGATTATGATATGAGTTTTGGTGCGTTTCGTTCCACATTGCAGAGTTGGTGTATGCCATTTATGGACGATGATTTGGCTCAGTCTCCGCAGGATAACATTTATGAAGGCTCTGAGAATCCTAATGTACCTTCGTCTTCTGTTGCCTATTCATTCTTTAAGGTCAACCCTCGGTTTGCTGATTCTCTATTTTTGGTTGCTGCTGATGATACTGTAGATACTGATGAGTTTTGGGTAACTTCTTTTTTTAATGTTCGTTTCACTCGTAAATTGGATTACAATGGACTCCCGTATTAAATTTATTTGTGGATTTACTCCTCGTAAAAATCCGCAGCCTTCATTTGAGGCTGCTCTTGATACTTGTGTTTCTCGTGAATGTACTGTTTTGGATGAGCATTATATTTTGGATGAAACATCTTCAAATGGACACCTTGCAAAGCATTTTGTTAGTGATGTGTACATGTTGTTTAATCAGAAGCGGCTCGACCGTATGACTGCTCAGGCTTTGCAGGAATATCTATTGAGTTCTAATGCGTCAGATGATGGTTTGCATGAGCTTCGTAATAAGGTTCCTGTAGATAAGTTGTCTGAGTTTGTTAAGTCTCGTTACATTCAGTCCCCTTCTGAGTTGCGTTCTTGGACGCATTATATTATGTCTGAGTTCCGTAATGAACTCAATTCTATTCAGTCTCAGCAGGATTTGAATGCTGCGTTGAATAGGCCTTCCGCTCCTGCTTCGGAAGTTTCTAATCCTTCCGAGTAATGGGACTTGAAACTGCTGCCATTATTGGTATTGCAGGTGGTGCCGCTGGTCTGTTAGGCGGCACTGCTTCGACGATTGCTGGTAGTGTTTCCAACAAGAAGACTAATGATTCTAATTATCGTATCAATCAGATGAATAATGAGTTCAATGAAAGAATGTTGGAAAAACAATTATCATTTAATAAGCAGGAGAATGATATTAACCGCCAGTTATCGCAGGATTTCTTTGAAGGTTCACAGGACTTTCAGCGTGAAATGTATGATAAGCAAAATGAGTATATGACTCCTTCTGCGCAGAGACAACGTATTGAGGAAGCTGGTTATAACCCTAACCTCATGCTGCCTAATGCTGGTGTTTCTGCTTCTGTTGGTTCTGTTTCAGGCTCTACTCCTTCGTCTCAAGGTGCTGGTCTGGCTTCTTCTTCAGGCCAAGCTGTTATGCATTCTTACCAGCCGCCTAATCTTGGTCAGGCTGTTATGAATGGACTTGATGCTTATTCGTCTTATAAAAGTGCTACTGCTTCTGCTGACCGTGATTCTGCCGAGGCAAAACAAATCAATACTGAAACTCAGTATATTGGTCAGAAGGTTTTGTCTGAGATTTATAAGGATTATGCAGAGACGGATAATGCCAAACAGAAGGCTCGCTATCAGGAAATTCTTAATCAGTATCAGGATGAGATATCCCGAAATCAGGCTTCACAGTCTGCTCAGGATTTGTTAAACTCTCGTGAGGTTTTTAAAACACTGCAGATTCAGGTGGCTTCCGATACTTTGAAGTTCAGTTATTTGCCTGAACAATTGCGTCTTGGTGTTGCCGATGCTGCAGCTTCTGTTGCGCTAAAAATTGCGCAAGGTGAGATGACCCGTTATCAAGGTAAGTATTATCTTGCTCAGTCGATTTTGAGCAAAGCCCAAGCTGCTGGTCAAAAGGTTAGCAATGAAATTGCTTTTCAAACTGCTGGCGATGTTATCGAGTCTACTTGGAATCAGACGGAGATTCTTCGTAAGGAGAATAATTATTGGATTTCTCCACGTGAAAAATCTGCTTGGAATCTTGGTTCTTCTGTTGGTGCTGGTGTTGGCGTTGGTATGCTTAGAAGATAGCATTTGTCAACCTAAACGGTTGACAACTGAGCGGCGGACGCAAATGCGTCCCCAAAGCGGAGCTTTAGCTCAGACAGATAATCCACGCGCTTGCGCGTGACTCCCTCAAGTTTGGTGCGTCTCTCGGGAACTCTGAGACCTCGAAAATTTAGGGGTGCGAGTTAGCAATTTCTCGCACTCCTTTATTCTTGTCCTAGTATAGGAAAAGTGACACATCTGTCACCTTTCCCCTAAATTTGATATTATGTATAAGATTGAAGGTTGTCCTATTCGGTTTCATGATTTGGTTGAAATTAGCGAATTTTTGACCTCGCTCTCTTCCAAATCTCTTATGATGTTTTCTGGTCTTTTGGTTTATCACGGTTCTCGCCCGTTGTTTTGGATTACCCCTCGTACTGTAGTGCTTGGTTCTTTTCAATATGGTGTTTATGTGAGCTATTTAACATTTCCTGATTAAGTTTTAACAGATAATTAACTTGTATTCCCTTAAATAATTATTATCTTTGTGCATAACAAAAAAGGTAAGAGATATGAAAGCAAAACGTTATTATTTTGAATTTTCGGTTAAGATTAACTCAACTCAGTTTTTGTGGTCGTTAGTTTCGGATATTGATATTAGTCTTGAAACTGCAGAAAGTTGGCTCGTTGATGCCATTCTTGAACGTACTGGTGTACATGCAACTGTCGACCGCATTTGGGTTTCTACACGCAACTCTTGTTTGGAGAATTTTATGATTATTAGTTATGTGCACGGCTCGCTATGAGCCGTGCCTGCTGCTTCTTTTTTTTCATTATTAAATTAATTTCTTATGTATTACGCAGTATATTTATTACCTTCAGGTGAATTTTCTTGGTATCGTATTCCTTCGAGCATTACTGTATTTTCTGCTGCTTATCGTTATGCATCTCGTATGACTGGCCTGACTGGTTCTGATAAACTTGTATCTATTGTAACTGCCGATGTTCTTCAGTGTGCTAATTTACTTCGTCCTATGTTGTGTAACGATGTAAAATAATTACATACGACTCAATGAGAGGTCGTAAATTGCTGCACTCTCGGATGCGTAGTTGGTTGGTTCGACCTCTCGTTGTGTTGTATGCTAGCCGAGCGGCAATTGAGCTCCACAAGGTAGCGAATTCCGCATGGTAAAAAAAAACTTGTTTTTATTTTGTATTGTCTAATTTATTATGTAATATTGCAATGAAAAGTAATTTTGATTTTGACGCATTTGTTAATAAGGTTTTAGGTGCTTGTTTGTTGATTCTTGTCCCTTCTGCTTCTATCCTTGTTTTAATTGCATTGTTATCTGTCATTTTTTAATATTTTTGTTTCATGAAAAAGGTTGTTAATTATGTCACGATTATTTTGGTTGCGGCCGTTGTTGCAAGTTGTACGCTCGCTGTGTACACTCAAAAAAATTGTTCACGCTCTACGCAAAAAGTAGAAAACCCCATTTCAGGTTCTGCTGATTCTGCGTCTATTTCAGTTCAGTTGCCATGAGTTTGCTGAATTTGCCATTTTTAAAGTGTCTTCATCCACGTAAGGTGCGAAATCCTTATACGGGTGAACTCATTACCGTATCTTGTGGCAAATGTGAGGCTTGCCAGATGAATAAATCTTCTCGTTATGCCTTTCAGTGTAAATTGGAAAGTTATGCATCTGTCTGTTCTGTTTTTGTTACTCTTACTTTTGCTAATGACAATGTTCCTTACGTTCGTCTTGTTGATTCAGGTTCATTTGGATATGATATAATTTCATCTTCAGGTGAAATTCTTGATAAGGTATTTTCCGATGATTTTGGCTTAGCTGGTAAGGATATGTTTTTGAAAAAGGTTTCTATTTTAGACGGTCGTATACCCGTCTTATCTAAGTCTGCATTACAGTTATTTATTAAACGTTTTAGAATTACTTATGAAAGAAGAGGATTTAAATCGAAAATACGCTTTTTCGCATGTGGTGAGTATGGGCCAAAAACCTATAGGCCGCATTATCATATCATATTCTTTTTCAACGACAAAGCGCAGGCAGCGTGTGCCGATGAGGTTGTACGTGCGTGTTGGTCGCTTGGTCGTGTCGATGTACAAGCCACCAAAGGTACCGCTGCAAACTATGTTGCGGGATATGTTAATAGCACTGGCTTTATACCCCGATTTTTTAAGACTGGCGGTCTCCGGCCGTTCTGTACCCATTCTCAGTGGCTCGGTCTCCCGTTTCTTAAAAATGAGAGAAAAAGTATATATGAAAAAACCCCTGCAGAATTTATCCATCGAAGCCTGTTCCTCGATGGAAAATATAAGCAGTTTGACGTGTGGCGGTCGTGTTCAGCTTTCTTCTTTCCCAGATGTAAAAAGTTTGCTGCTCTCCCTGCATGTCGGCGTTCTTACTCTTATAGATTATGGAGTAAAGCGAGGATATATTATCCCTCCGCAGCCTGTCAAAGCGTCTCCAAGGTCGCACAAGAAATCGCAATAGATATATTTCTATATGGAGATAGACCGCATTTCAATTTTGATGCTTCTCATTGTGAATTTTTAAGATATTTTTCCGACAATGACGATTTCCCTGAATCTTGTACTTCTCCTGAGGATGAGGATTTTTTGAAATTTGTCAATCGTGTTTATAGTGAATTGTTATTATCTAAACATTTTCTAACTTATGTATGTGATAAGGAGTCCGTCTATGAGATTAACCGTAAACTCAGACTTATTGATGAGTTCTGGTCTTATGTTGATTTGATGCATTTGTCTGACCAGTTGTCTGCT